AACTTTTATCAGTCCTTCTTTATCATTTGAAGTTAAGATAATTCTTCTATTTCTTTCACTTTCTAGTGTGTACATATTCAACTCTCCTTGTTAATATATACAGTATAACAGATTCTACCCCAATAGTCAAGCATTAAATTGTAATCGTATCTAGTTCATCAATAAAAGACAAGGTACCAGAGACCCAATAATTGGCACCAATCATCCAGCGTTCTTTCTCACTTTCGTTCTCACTAGCGCCGTGCATTACCGAACCAGGAAATATAACAATATCACCAGAGGTAATTGGTATTGACCAAGTCTGACAATTATAAGCATTGTATTCTGTATATTCTAATCCTAGAAAATAATCTTGTTGAAATGAATTCTTACTGTGAGGAGCAGTTAATATTAAATTACCACTATATGCTTTAGGATAATAACATATCGAAAATAAAGTGTGTCTATGAATATGTGGTCTATGCCAATCACCTTTATTTGCTACGGTAAACCAACTTGAAGTTTGTTTTATGTCTTGTTTCATACATATAACTTCTCTTGCATATTTTTCAGCGTGTGTCTCTATTAAACTATTAACTCGTTCTAATCCAGGTTTAGTTAATATGTTGCCGTTCGTTTTAATTACTTCGGTGTGTGTTGGGTGATTTTGCCTCGTATCTTTGGCGTTCTCATCCTCTTCTCTAGTAGTTTTTAGAATATCAAGTTCTTTGTCTGAAAAGGTAGATAGTGTTTGATTAGTAGATTGTTTATATACTGGCACACCCCATAATTGAGTAATCATTCATCACCTTCATCAACATTAAAAGTTTTGTACGGTTCATTATAATCAGTACCTTCTATAATATGTTTAATTAAAACTTGTTTCGTAAGTGCTGTAGCACCATCTTCGTTATTGATCTCTTCAATCTTTTTTATCTTGTTTGAAAGTTCGTGTACTTTGTTTGATAACTCTAGAGCGGTATGCTCATGAGTCCATATTGTATATCCGTTTGCTTCACTCATTTATCTTTTTCTTTATAATCATTTTCATTTTTGTAGTATTGTATTTCAAAAATGGTTTATAGTTCATTAATAATTTATACTTCTTCGGCCAGATAACAGTCTCTTTTATTTGTTTATTAAATTGTTTCGTATAATTAAGTATATCATCTAGTATAATCATACTTTCTATTGTTATTTTATTGGCAATATATAACTTAACCAATGGGGGATGTTGTCCGTCTTTGACTTTGAAGAGGTCATCAAATTTGATTTTCTTTTCTTCAATGAATTCAAGTAAAGTATTAACATCACCTTCGAATACATAACTTAAACTCTCTATTCTTTTTTGCCATCTGGTGTAATTTTCTTGACCAGACTTTCCAACCACATCGCCAATCCAAACAGTATCGCTACCAATAAATCCAGCAACAAAATAGTCAACACAAGCACTACTCGAATAAGACCTAGACAACTTGTGAAAAAAGTATCTATCACGCCTTTTAGTAAAGGTGTTAAGTCTTGCAGTAGTTTTCCCATTGTGCTTGAAGTAGTCATACGATTCCGAAGTGAAGTGTAGTTTGATTGCAAGATAGATTTTATAGACATCAAATCCATCCATTATATAGGCAACTTGCCTGATCTCTCTTTTAGTAATCTTAAATCCATAGCATTCACTTCAAGTCTCTCTTTTAAAGACTTGTTTATCATCTTACTCATACCAGAAGGTTCAACATTATGTTCCTTACAGTATGATAAGACTGCCTCTAAATGAGACATCTTTTTGTTTCTTACCATATTCTCTATGATAATAGCAAACTTATTGGGTGTTATTATCGACATTGAAGTTATCTATTGCCTCTATTAATTTAGGTATGTAGTCTTGTTTCTTTTTATGAAATACTTGATTGAGACCTTGCTCGGTTACAACTAATATTAGTATATCATCTATTGATTTGCCGTATCGTTCTTCATACATTTCAGCATATGCTGTACCTTGTATAAAATAGTTTTCTACCCACTCTTCTTTTTTCTCTCTAGTAGAAGTCTTGAAGTCTATAACACATAACTTGCCATCATATTCAGCAATACAGTCAACTTGACCGGCAACTTTGTACTTATCACTATACATTGAACCTTCTTGTATCTGTATGTTATCAATCTTATCAAGTTCTTCTTTCATAACTGTAAATAAAGCAAGAGGTAGTACACCACTTGTATCAGATAGTTCTTCGTTATTCAAGTAATCTTCAATAAGTTTGTGAACGGCAGTACCTCTTCTTGCTGCCTCACTAGCAATATGATTTGCTTTTGCCTCGCCGACTTTCTTACGCCAAGCAATTATGCCTTCATTATTATTTTTAGATAAGACTGTTGTAATCGAAGGATACTTCTCACCTGTAGGTGAGATATAATATCTTTTACCGTCTATGTTTTCTCTTAGTAGTTTTGGTAGTTCATCTACTGGTTGATGAGTAAAAGTCTTGACACCCTTACTCTTCATATATTCTTTTAGTTTGCTCATAATATAACTAGTATAACAGGAATTGACTCAAAAGTCAAGCGTTTAAAGTGCTAATCCGTGTGTATAATGTGTTTTTCCGTCAACTCTAGACGCTCTAAGTACTTGTTTTCTGTTTCCATGCATTTTATAGGAACAATGTACCCAACCACTATTCGGGTCGCCGTCTGTATAAAACTCCAATATGATCTGGTCAAAATCTAAATTATCTATTATGTATTCTGCCAATTCTTTATTGTCTATACCTGTTATTTCAAAATCTGCCGCTTCACCTTTGGCGTGTTGAGAAGTCTTACTTGACCCAATCGCCTCGCATAGTTCTTCCGATCTATAACCAGAGGTCACTCGAACACTCTTAGCAAAATGATCTCTTACTGGTTGTAAAACTTTATCACATAAGAGTTTCATATTTTCTTTATGTGCTTCAGTAGGTGTGTTCTCGATACCTTTTCTTGCTGCGGTATCTGATTTAGTCATTTCACTTAGACTAAAGTTTTTCGATAATTGCATTATTTACCTCTTGTTATTGCTACTATTTTTTTTAATTGTGATTCAATCACACTCTTACGGTTCGGCCAGTAGATATAATTCTCTGGTGCCTTTGCTAGTTTCAACATCAAAGGTATTACTAACTTCTCTAATTGTGTAAATTTTTCTTTTTGATCTTTACCAAGATTGTCTTTTCTCAAGTCGTATTCATCATCCATTTGTTTCTTAGCAATATCAAGTTCAGTCTGATTTTTTTCGTGAATTTCAGATTTAGCAGAATTGACTGCTGAATATATTTTATCTAATTTACTCTCTAATGCTTTCAAAGATCCGTCATTTGCTTTTGCAACTTCATTAGCCGCTGACTTTGCAACTGCTTCAGTATCTTTTGTTTCACTAGGTTTAGAGTCGGTTGTAGTAAAACCCCAATCTATATCGGAATCAAAACCGTCTAAAAAATCTAAATCGCTCATATGTTCTCCTTCGTTGGGCGAGCAGTATCTTTATTGCCTGTCCCGGTGCTCTGCCCGCCCGGAATGAAGCATTGTCGGATTGATTTACTCAACTTCTTATGTGCAAGAGCACGGTGTTGTAAATGTCTCGACAGCAACATCACTACTATTTATGTATTTAAGATGGTTTAACAAGACTTGCTCCGTATTTTGCCTTGATCTTATCAAGTGCTGCTTTTGATTTTGCCTCTTTGGCGTCTCGTTTTCTGTATCTATCTGCAAGTGCGGAGTGGGGATGTGCATCCGATATCTTACCTAAGACTTCTTTAAACCCACCGTCAATTTTACTATCCATTTGACCTACACTACTCACTATACCAACACTTGTAGGTACTAATTCTATGTCTCGTTTCTTAGTGAATGATTCCATTTCAGAAATAGACATTAGGTCATCCCACTCTTCACCAGTTCTTTTATTTCTAAATGTGTATAAAGGCATTATAGTTTAAATTCATCAAAGGGTATCTTCCCACTCGGGTACTTCCAAGTGCCATCTGTATTATAATGGTCAGGATGTTTACCTGTTTCTTTATACTTATTTATAGTTTTTGTCAGACTATATCCTTCTTCATTTTTCATTGACATAAATTTGTTCAATACTATGTTAAGAGGGTCTTTCTTATATAGTTCTATAGCAAGATAGTCTATCACTTTCTCATCCATAGAGGTCTTTAAATGTTTACCCATTAAACCACTCCGGCTTTCGATCTTTTTTCCATGTTGCAAATCCTTTCTTGTATTTTATATAATAGTTTCTGTATGCAGTTATTGAATCATTAAGTACTTTGACATCATCAGGCATAGCCTGGGTAGGTTCTGTAAACTTAGCAGCAAGTGGTATATTTTGTGGTGGTGATCTCAAAATTTTTCTCAACTTACTATCTGTTAAATGTATTTTACCGTATCTATATGTAAACTCATCACATAGGTGAGACCACATCTGATACAACCACCAGTAGTTATAAGCATTTGCTCTTGCCCATATGGCGCTAGGGTGATTTATATGGCATACTTTGTATAAAGTTTGTTCTTTCTCAATTTCAGGATAAAGATATCTTTTGATCTTTCTACCGTTCTTAGTTCTGCCTTCATACTCTAGACCGTCAAGCACTCTATGTGCTGTTGACATCAACTGAGCATATTCGATAATCATTTTGACACAATGTTTATCAATATGCATTTCAGCACATATCTTAGGATCTTCGTGTAGGTAAAAAACATTCATTATTTCATCTTTCTAAAAACTTCGGACCAGTGTTTAGACCATTCAGGATTATCACCATAGTGTTTGTAACCTTTAAGATAGTCTACCTTATTACCCCAAATTCTTTTCATATCAGGATCTTTGGCATTTTGACGAGCAAATTCAAGTCTTGCAATTCTTTTTGATGTATTTAAGTCTTTCTTCATATGTGAGTCTCTCAATTACTTCTATTATATCAAGGAATTTCTGTTTTGTCAAGCATTTATGTTCATCTTTCCAGACATATTTTGACTGATTTTCAAGGGTTTCGAAATATACTCCGGTACTTTCTTCACTCTGGTCGTAAATATAGACACTTTTGGTATTTGTATATGATACCATATCACCAAATTGTATGACTATATCTAAGAACCCTGGATTATCAGCAATATCATCCTCTTCGTTCCATCTAAATTCTTTCGCTGCCTTCTTTGAATATAGTATAACTCTATGTAAACCAGAACCATCTTCGGTTAGTTCTCGCCCAATTTGACTCACACTTGCTAGGTTTGCCATATTCTCTGGTGGTAATTGCATAATCTTAGGTGCAATCTTTCTTCTAAAATCATCTGACTCTGTCCATTCTTTTATTCTTAATAGTTCTTTACCAGTCCAGACTTCACTTTCAGTTAATGCCATTACATCAAATTCTTGTTTTGAAATTAACTTATGTACAGTTTCTAAAGCGTGTGGGTAAACAAAGTCGTCACCGTCAACTAAGAATAAAAAATCCATATCAGTTCTACTAAAGTGTTCTAATACTGAATTTTTACCTTTACCTAGTTTGCCGTTAGATTCGGTTTGTATGAATTTGGTAGAATACTTACTGGCAATCTTTTCTGCTTCTTTAGGATATTTCTCGTCTGTGGTATTACAGACAACTAGTATATGTGTCTGGTCATTTAAAGATTTTAAACACCTATCTAATTTTTGAGGATCTTCACTTGTTAATACTGCTGTCAATACACTTGCCATTAATTATACTCTCTTCCTTGATTTGTAAAAATTGTTATTAGTCTTTTAATATATGCAATCCCCTTACTAGATTTTTTCTTTTTTGCAATACATAAAGCGTCTCTTGATATATCTATGATGAAAACTAAACGATTGTAGTTTGTTTCATTCTTTGCTGTATGTGGTGTTTGATTATCAAATCCCCAAGTTTCAGTCCAATATACTTTATCACCACCTGCTTCTAAATGTAATTGATCTCTAGTATGTTCTGGTATGATAAGAGGAATATGACAACGAATATACTTTGAATGTATATTATCTCTACCAGTATGTACACCTATATTTCCGTTCGCCACTAGTATCGAATAAGTCGCTTTGTTAACACTATCAATACCATATTCTTCTCTTAACTTGTTTATCATTTCGGTTAATTTAGGATAACATTGTTTTATTGTATCATATGTTGATGTAGTGCCGAATGTAATACCGTCTTGTTGTTGCCAAACACTTGTCTCTATTTTATTTGCAGGTTCCCAAACCCAATTTTGATTAAATAACAAAGGTTTCATTTGCCAAGCACCTAAAGATCCTACCTCACGAGCAGTGTGATTTCTCATAGTTTGATACATATCCTTTCTACCCTTAATTAAACCTCTAGCGATATTAAGAAAGTAGTTAATTCTTCCTGTTTTAATCCAAGGATTATGATTGAATTCTTTTTTAGTCTTAGGAACAAATTTAGTAAAGTGATCTTTAGGTAAATTATAATAATGTAAGTTTTTTATAAATTCATCTGCTATGTCTTTTCGATAGGAATGCATAAAATCTCCTATAATTCCTAAATCTTTTTGTAAATATATACTAGGCATTTAATTTATTTCTTTTGTATTCTTGTAAGAATTTCTTTTTATGATAATATAGTTCTTGAGCACCATGATCGTTATTAGAACCAAACTGAATACCACCCACAGGTTGACTTAAAGGACCTTGTATAGTTCTGGTTAATGAGTCAGCATTTACTTTGTACTTATTCTTACCCAGTTTCATCATATCTTTTTGTTCAACGCTAGGATCAACATAAAACTCTACTTGATTCCAACTAGCAACACTACCTTGAGTAATTGTAGGCATATCAGGAATATTATATTTTGTTGATACTGTTTTCATCCAATTTTCGATACTACTTGTTGTTAGTCCTTCATTAGATTCCCAGTCGTTGTATTTTTTAAAATGTTCTTCACCTTCAATAGGTTTAATCAAGTCATCATCATAAATTGGTGCTATGACATCTGGTTTATTATTAATAGTTGCACCATATCCTCTGTATGTAGAAATGCCTGTTTTTCTAAATGGTGAGTTTGCAGCAATCCACACTCGATTATATATGCCATCTTTATCTGTATGAGTTGTTCCTACTTTTGTATGTAATTTTTTTAGAGGTGCAGGACCTAAAAGTTTATATCCATAACTTGCAGGATTTTTTTCTATCAATGATATATTACCTAAATCTTTTGCAATATCTTTGTATAGACTATAAACATTAGGCATATGTATCTGTAATATTGCCATAGCAGAAAACTGATCGTTCCAATGTGTTCTTAACCATTCAACACCTTCATCTAAACTAGCATAAGTTTCATTCGGCAACCCTGCTATCAAACTTATCATAGCAGTATAAAATCCATTATCGTTATTCTTATATGCCCATTCTTTAAACTCTATCAGACCCTCTTTAAGTTTGCCTGAATCCATACCTTTACCTATTGCCTTTGCCGCTGGATGATGTAAAGATTCTATGCCGTAAAAATGACTCATAAACCCTAATTCTAAATAAGTCTCCCAATGTTTTTTAGTTGCAACTAATATATCACCTCGAGCATAACCTTGTAGATCAGGTTTAAAAGGCAACTTTTTTACTACGCTGGCATATCTTGCAAGTTTTTTGTGATAATCATTAACTGTTTCATCTGATATATTATATCGGGTTGTGCCCCACCTCTCATAGTTCTCAAGTAATTCTTTATATAGATTATCTTCGTGTCTGCTATGATCGTCTCTAACACCTAGAATAGGATATGTACAAAAGGCACATTGAAATATACAACCTCTAGAAAATTCTAGGTCTAATACTTCATGGGGTTTTATGAAGTCTCTATCTTCATATCTTACTGATAAATCTTTTTTAGGAAATGCTTTGTAATCTTGCTGTGCATTGATAACTTTTTTGCCGTTTATATTATGATATTTAATATTACTTGTAGTGCCATCTTTTAATGCCTTTATTAACTCGGCAGCAGCAACTTCACCATAACCAAATATGTAGTAATCACAATGAAACCCTAATAATTTATCTATTGATTGTGTACCACCTATAATTGTTATGTGGGGATACTTATCTCTTAACCATTCTACAAATTGCCATAGATAACCGGATGCCTGATGAAATGTGGTTGAGATACCAAAAAATAAAGTCTTACTATGATATCTAGATTTCCAAAGGTCTTTTAGTTCTTCAAAGGTCCACATATAGGCATAATCTACCACCTCTACATCAGCGCCGTGATCTCTTAAATGACTGGCAATTTTATGCGAACCTGCTGCTCGTCTTAGAGAAACTTTGCGTTCTCTATCTTCTTGTCTAATATTGTATAGTTCTAGTACGCCGTTTTTATATCCACATTCTATTTCTGTGGAAAGGTTCATTCCGCCTATTATTATTCCGTGTACATCATTAAGATAAGTCATACTGCCCAAGTTTTGTCTTTATAATATTAATTACTAACTTGGTATATTTAGGGTTCGTGGAAAAACGATATAAATGAAGAGACAACTCTTCAGCAGATATGTTTGGGTTTTGTGCTCTTGCCATTCTAAGTTCTTCATATGCCAACACCTCATTAATAATACGAACATAGTCTCTCACACTGGCACACTTACTAGAATATACTTTTACAC